ACGTATTACATTATCCCGTAAAGAGTCATCACCTTATACTAATTCTTTAATATGCATTAATAAAGTTTGGGCTGCAAAACCAACAGTACCTATGGGGCAACCAAAATTAATGAATAAAGGAGGATTTGCTATGTGGTTTGATGCTACATTTGTAGTTACATTTGGTAATATAGCAGATGCTGGGACTTCTAAGATTAAAGCAATCAAAGATGGTAAACAAGTAGAATTTGCTAAACGTACTAATATCCAGATTGATAAAAATCATATTAATGGCGTTCAAACTCGAGGTAGAATTATTATGACTCCACATGGATTTATTGAGGATTCTGATAAAGCCTTAAAAAACTATAAAGATTCTCACGTAGAAGAATGGAAATCCATTTTAGGTGGAGAAAATTTTAACATTATTGAGGAAGAATCTTCTGAGATAAATGTTGATGTATTTACAAACGAACCCGAATAAAACATGAACAATAAAGATTTATTGAAGCTTTTGAATAACGTTCAAGAGCAAGGGGATGATACTCCTAAACAACGAAGAGTACTTCTAATAGATGCCTTAAATTTATTCTTTAGAAATTTCGCAGTAATTAATGCAGTGAATGAAAAAGGAATTCATATAGGAGGATTAGGTGGTTTTTTTCGCTCTTTAGGAGCTATGATTAAACAAATAGAACCTACAGAAGTATATATAGTATGGGATGGAGTAGGATCTTCAAATAATAGAAAAAATATTATCCCTGAATATAAATCTGAAAGGAATATTTCTAGGATAACTAACTGGGAGGCTTTTGATTCTCATGAAGAAGAAGATGATTCTAAAATTGACCAACTTGTAAGAATCATTCAATACATTAAAACCCTCCCAGTTAGGTCCTTATCTATTGATAAAGTAGAAGCAGATGATATTATAGCGTATCTAAGTAATACTTTACCAACAAATCCAAATGATAGAGTTTTTATAGTATCTAGCGATAAAGATTATTTACAGTTAGTTAATGAACAAGTTATAGTTTATTCTCCAATAGTAAAAAAATATTATACAAAGAATGCTGTAGAAGAACAGTTTGGAATATTACCTCATAATTTTATTCTATATAAAGTCCTTATGGGAGATAATTCCGATAAAATCCCCGGTGTTAAAGGTTTAGGGGAGAAAAAATTATATAAATTATTTCCTGAACTTAAGGGTGATAAAATAGAATTAAATGATATTTTAAGAATTAGTGAAAATAAACTAAAGGAACATATCATATATGCTAGAATCTTAAATGACCCTAATTCTTTAAAAAAACGTTATAAAGTAATGGATCTTCAAAATCCAATGATAGATGAATCAGATAAACAATACATAGAAGAATATTTAACAACCTATACTCCACAATATCAACCACAAGAGTTTATTAAAATGTATGAACAAGATAGATTAGGAAATTTAATCAGAAATGTTAATGTATGGCTAAAAGAATGTTTTGAAAATTTAAAATAAATATTAACCTAAAAAATAAGTTATGACATTACAAAGTATAGACCAATACGGGCCTCAGTTCCAAATAAAAGTTATATCCTCCTTACTCACTCATAAAGATTTTCTTATAAACATCCATGATATTTTAGATGAAAATGATTTTGGTAGTGATGCTAACAAATGGATTATAAAAAATATATTAAGTTATTACGCAAAATACCATACTGTTCCAAGTATGGATATTTTAAAAGTAGAACTTAAAAAAATTAAAAATGAAGTTTTACAAATTTCAATTAAAGAACAATTAAGATCAGCTTATAAATCCTCTGATGATGATCTTGAATATGTTAAAGAAGAATTTTCTACTTTTTGTAAAAACCAACAACTAAAAAAAGCACTACTCAACTCAGTAGATCTACTCCAAGCTGGTGATTATGATTCAATTAAATTAATGATTGAAGGCGCGTTAAAAGCAGGACAAGATAAAAACATCGGACATGAATACAATAAAGATATTGAGTCAAGATATCGTGGAGATAGTAGAGTAACTATTTCTACCCCTTGGCCTGAAGTAAATGATATCACCCAAGGTGGTTTGGGAAATGGGGATTTTGGTCTCATATTTGGTAATCCCGGAGGTGGTAAGTCTTGGAGTTTAGTAGCCTTAGGAGGATATGCTGTAAAAATGGGATATAATGTTGCCCACTACACCCTAGAGTTAGGTGAGGATTATGTTGGAAGGAGATATGACTCTTTTTTCACACAAATCCCCGTAAACAAAATTTTAGAAAATCGTGAAAAAGTTGAACACGCTGTAGAAACTTTAGAAGGAGAATTAGTTATTAAAGAATTCCCAACAGGTCGTGCTTCTATATCTACAATAGAAGCTCATATTCAAAAACTTATATCACTTGGTATTAAACCCGATCTTGTAATTATAGATTATGTTGATCTTTTAAAATCAAAAAGAAATTCCACTGATCGTAAATTTGAGATTGATGATATTTATACTAGTACTAAGGGACTTGCTCGAGAACTTAATATACCTATTTGGAGTGTATCTCAAGTAAATAGAGCAGGCTCAAAAGATGATATAATTGAGGGGGATAAGGCCGCAGGATCATACGATAAAATGATGATCACAGATATCGCAATCTCACTCTCTAGGAAGAAAGAAGATAAAGTAAATAATACAGGAAGATTCCACATAATGAAGAACCGTTATGGGATGGATGGTATTACATACCAAATGAGTGCCGATACATCAACCGGTCATTTTAAAATCCTTTCAGAATATGATGAGGATTCTTCACCTTCTCCTACACAAGGTTCATCTAATTCTCTTAATATCGATAAGTTTGATAAAGAACATTTATCAAAAGCATTTTTTGAATTAAATGTATAATATATAAACAATAAAATTAATATAATAAATCAATGGCAATTACAGAATACCGTCCACATTACAAACCTTTTGAATATCAACTCGCATTTGATTTTTTTAAAGATCAGCATAGAGTACATTGGTTAGCTGATGAAGTTCCACTTTCCTCTGACTTAAATGATTGGAAACTTAAATTAAGCGAATCAGAAAAAAACTTAATCGGGAATATCTTAAAATCATTTGCTCAAACTGAAACGTATGTAAACGATTATTGGTCTACAAAAGTAGCAGTATGGTTCCCTAAGCATGAAATTAAAGCTATGGCGTGTGTATTCGCTGATTTTGAATCAATACATGCTGAGGCTTATGCTCGTTTAAATGAAGAATTAGGTTTAGATGACTTTAAAGCATTTATGGAAGATGCTGAAGCAAAAGCAAAGATCGATCGTTTAACAGAACTACCTGGAGACACATTACGTGAACAAGCATTATCTTTAGCAGTATTTTCAGCATTTACAGAAGGTGTAAATTTATTCTCATCATTTGCTATCTTAATGTCTTTCCAATTGCGAAATATGATGAAAGGAACAGGACAAATTGTAGAATATAGTGTTAGAGATGAATCTTTACATTCAAAAGCAGGATGTTGGCTCTTCAGAACAATGATGGAAGAAATGCCAGAATTGAATGACAGGGGAATGGAAGATGCTATATATGAAGCATGTGAAATTTCAGTTAAATTAGAGTTTGATTTTATAGATGCGGCCTTTGAAATGGGTAATGTTGAAGGTTTAAACCAAGATCAATTAAAGAACTTTATTAAAGAAAGAGCAAATCAAAAATTAATTGAGTTAGGTTATAATCCTTTATATAATGATATTGATCCAAATCTATTAAAATCAATGGAATGGTTCGGACATTTAACAAGTGGTAAAACACATCAAGATTTCTTTGCAGGAAGAGTAACAGATTATTCAAAATCAACCGCTGATTGGAGCGATTTATAAAAACAACAAATGAGCAAATTAAACGTAGACACAAGTAAATGGGTGAAAGGGAAAGACTATCCTGAATGGATGGATGAAATTGGAACTTCTATCATCTCACAAGGATACCTATTACCAGAAGAAAATGTATTTAAAGCATTTAACAGAGTATCAAAAGCAGCAGGACGTAGATTAAAACGTAAAGATTTAATACCATTCTTTGCAGAAGCAATGGAAAAAAATTGGTTATGTTTAGCATCTCCTGTACTTTCAAATTTAGGTACAGAACGTGGTATGCCAATTTCATGTTTTGGAATTGACACAGACGATTCAATTGAAGGAATTGCATTAGCAAACTCAGAACTAATGCGCTTATCATCTCAAGGTGGTGGTGTAGGTATTGGTGTATCTCGAATTAGAGGTAGAGGTAAAGAAATTGCAGGTAATGGTGTATCTGAAGGTGTAGTTCCGTGGGCTAAAATTTACGACTCAACAATATTAGCAACAAACCAAGGTTCAGTTAGAAGAGGTGCAGCATCTGTTAATTTACATATTAACCACCCAGATATTGAGGAATTTTTGATGATTCGACGACCAAAGGGAGATGTTAACAGACAATGTTTGAATCTACATCAATGTGTAGTTATTGATGATGATTTCATGAATAAATTAGAGGATAAAGAACCACGTGCTTTACGTTTGTGGGGAGAAATTCTTAAAACACGTTTAGAAACAGGTGAGCCTTACATTATGTTTGAAGATAATGTAAATAATAATAATCCTCAAGCATATAAAAACAATAATTTGCATGTTTCGATGACAAATATTTGTTCTGAAATTTCACTTTATACAGATCCACTTCATTCATTCATTTGTTGTTTATCATCATTGAATGTGGCGCGTTGGGATGAATGGAAAGATTATAAATTCGAAAATGGTATGACTTTACCTGAATTAACTTGTTGGTTTTTGGAGGGTGTACTACAAGAATTTATCGACAGATCTAAAAACGTTAAATTCATGGAAAACACCTACCGCTCAGCAGTTAAAGGTAGAGCAATTGGTATAGGTGTTTTAGGTTGGCATACCTTTCTACAAGAAAAAGATATCCCATTTGCAGGTTTACAAGCAAATTCCTATACTCGAATTATGTCTCAATTCATTGAGAAAGAAACATTAAAAGCATCACGTGATCAAGCAGAATTATATGGTGAACCTGAATGGTGTAAAGGTACAGGTTTAAGACACACCCACCATCAAGCAATAGCACCCACAGTATCAAATGCAAATATCTCAGGGGGTGTTTCCCCTTCAATTGAACCAATCCCCGCAAATGTATTTAACTTAAAAACAGCTAAAGGTACATTTATTAAGAAAAACCCAACATTAGAACGTTTACTTGAATCAAAAGGATATAATATTGATAGTATTTGGGAACAAATTGCAAAAGATAAAGGTTCTGTAATGGGGTTACCTGATCATATCTTATCTGCGGATGAAAAAGAAGTATTCTTGACGTTCAAAGAAATTAATCCATATGAGATTGTTCGTCAAAATGGAATTAGACAAAAACATATTGACCAAGCTATTTCATTAAATCTAACATTCGATCCTTCAGACCCACCCAAATATATAAGTGAAGTACATAAATTAGCTTGGAAAGAAGGTATTAAAACATTATATTACATGCGTTCAGAAAGTATTTTGAGAGGAGATAATCTCCAACGTACTGCTGATTGTGTTTCTTGTGAGGGTTAATATGTTTTCAATAATGTTTTTATAATAAAACTAATATATCCTAATATACAAGTTTAAGGTTAATGGGTTTCCATTAACCTTTTTGTATTTATAATAAAACGTTTCACCTAATAGTTTCCCTGATGAATTTTATTAAAAACAAAATTATGGCATTTAGAGATATATTTAAAGACAGTAATGACCTAAACGAAAAAAATATTGTTGGGTTTGCTTCATTCGCTGTAATGGTGCTTTTTGCTGCCGCAGACGTAATTACAGGTATTTTAGGTAAAGAATTAGTAATTACCGATACTGTATTTAACTCTTTTGTGATCATCACATTGGGTTCATTTGGTATTGATGGTATTACAAAAATATTTACGAAAAAAGGAGAATAATTATGTTACTAAAGGTTGGCTCAAAAGGTAAAGAAGTAAAAGAATTGCAAGAGTTTTTAAACATAGGTGCTGATGGCATCTTTGGTAAGGGAACTGAAGCTTCTGTTAAAAAATGGCAATCCGAAAATGGTTTAACGGCTGATGGTATTGTAGGTCCTGCTACATGGGATGCAATGGGGTTAGCTACTACAGATGCTTCTGAAAAAGTTTATACAACAGATAACGGTTTAATAATTCATAGACACTTCCTTCCAGTAGGTGAATATAAACAAGGTCCGATCAATGCTGAATGGTTATTCTTACACCACACAGCAGGTTGGCACAACCCATACAAAACAATTGATAACTGGGCTAATGATTCAAGAGGTGCAGTAGCTACAGAATTCGTATTAGGAGGTCCTTCTGTAAAAGGAAACGATGATAAGTACGATGGAGAAATGGTACAGGCATTCCCACATGGAGATTATGGTTGGCATTTAGGTAAAAATGGTTCCCAAAAAATGCATATAAATTCAGTTGGTATTGAAGTATGTAATTTTGGTTATGTTGTAAATGGTAAAACCTATGCAGGTACTACAGTCGCAGATTCACAGATTGTAGAATTATCAAAAGAATTTAGAGGACACAAATTATGGCATCGTTACTCAGATGCTCAAATTGAAGCTTTACATAAATGGATTTTATGGATTGCTGAAAGAGATAGCATTGATGTTAGAGCGGGTTTACCTGCTTTAATTAAAGAAAAAGGTGCTGATGCTTTCGAATTTAACGAAGATGCTTATTACGGAAGAGTAAAAGGCCTTTGGACTCACACTAACATAAGAAAAGATAAAGTAGATATGTTCCCACAACAAGAGTTGATGGATATGTTAGTAAATTTGTAATGAAAGAGTTAGAAGATATTTATAAAACAGAAGAATTTAAATCATTATCTTGGAAACAAAGATTATGGATTCGTATTAAAATCGCTTTTATACAAACTATACCCCTACACTAAAGATGATCAAATCAACATTCATGAAAGTAACAGTAGCTGGAGCAGCATCAATAGGATTTATTTGTTCCTATTTTATGGATTTAACAATGGCAAACGTAGAACAATATCTAGCGGTGGCTGCTGTACTTCTATTAGATGGGTTTTTTGGTGTAATAGCCGGTATCAAAAGGGAAGGATTTAAAACATATAAAGCCCTTAAAGTATTAAAATCATTAGCAACCTGGGAAATAATCCTTACAGCTCTATTAATGATTGAAAAAGGTTTTGCTGGTACAAGTTGGTTAAGTGAAACCGTTATTACCCCATTTATAGTATTCCAACTTATGTCAGCTCTTAAAAATGCTTCTATGGCAGGTTTTATCAAAAATGAGTTATTAAACATTATTTTAGATAAAATCGATAAACATAAAGGCGAAAGATCATGAAAAATTGGACCTCAATTAGAGCTGTATACCTTCTAATGTCATTAGTATTATTAGGTGGTTTAATTTATACAAACTGGTGGGTTGTATTATTTGTAATTGTTATGCTTAATGTTGGCGTTTGGACCAAGTTTTGTCCCTCAAAATGGGTCTTTGAAAAACTCGGCTTTAAAAAATGTCAGCTTTAGAAGGTATATCAATAAGATCTAAAATAGCTCTTGCTTTAGCAGGGGCTATTATGTTTATCTTTTTTGCAGTACAAACTTGCATTGTATTTGGGATATGTGAAAATTCTATATTTTTAGCCCAATTTGGGTATGTGTGTATTATAGGATTTATGCCTCCGTTCTTTATGGTAATCGGTGAATTTCTTAAAATATTTAAGCTTAGAGAATCCCAGATTAACTCTCAACTTGAAGGAATTAGTAAATCAAATTTAGTTGTAACCCTAACTGTAGATGGTTATATTATTACAGCAAATGATAATTTTTGTAATATGATGAGTTGTCAAGAAAAAAATATGGTTAAAAAACCTCATAGTTCAATGGTTACTCCTGAATACGCAAAAAGTAAAGAATATGTTGAATTTTGGGAAACATTAAGACGTGGTGAAAGTATTACGGGTGAATTTGAACGAGTAGCTAAAGATGGTTCTAAAAAATGGTTGTTTGGTAATTATACTCCTATTAAAGATGAAAACGGTAAATATAGCACTGTACTAAAAGTTGCTACAGATGTTACAGCTCAACATGAAGCCGAAGAAATAGTTAATCAAAAGAACTCATACTTAGAACACGCCGCAAAAATCCTAAGACATGATATGCATTCAGGTATTAATACTTATATGCCTAGAGGTTTAAATTCTCTAAAAAGAAGATTATCAGAGGATCAAATTAAAGAATTAAAAATTGATGCTCCTCTTAGAATGTTAGAAGAAGGATTAAAGCATACACAAAAGGTTTATGCTGGAGTAAAAGAATTTACTAATCTTGTTAAAGAACAAGTTCAATTAGAAAAAAAAGAACATAATTTAGGAGAAATTTTAAAAAATTATTTATCATCTACTTCCTATACTAAACAAGTCTTAATAGATGAACTCCCTATTGTGGAGGTTAATGAACCTCTATTTTGTACTGCAATTGATAATTTAATCCGCAATGGGTTAAAATATAATGATAGTTCTACTAAATCAGTTATGATTTATATGGAAAATAGTGACACTTTAGTTGTTCAAGATAATGGGAGAGGAATGTCTCAATCAGAATTTACCGAATTATCTAAACCGTATACCCGTAAAAAAGACCAAAAAGAAAGTGGCTCCGGATTAGGTTTAAACATATGTATAGCCATACTAAAAGAACATGGTTTCGAGATAATAGCAGAAAAAACAAACCCAGGAACAAAATTAAAAATAAAAATTAAATGAGCACAATGATAAACTCTATTATGTTAATAGATGACGAAGATCTATTTCACTTAGTGTTTGAAGATGCATGTAGCATCTTGGACATCACTCTTTCTTTAGAAGCCCTTAATTCATCAGATGAAGCTGATAAAAAATTTAAAGAATGGTTCCCTGATGATGTAAATCATGAACGCCCTGAATGTGTGTTTGTTGATTTAAATATCATTGGTTCTTCATTTAATGGAATTGAGATGGTAGATAAAATTAACCATGAATATGGTAATGGGTGTGTGATTGGTATCATTTCTTCTTCGGATGATAATCAAGAAATTGAAAAAGCTAAAGCAGCAGGAGCCCAATTCTGGATTATTAAATCAGATGATATCGAACCTCGTTTAGAAGAATTTAGAAATGATTATGAAGGGTACAAAAACAAAACAAACCCATTTAAAGTTTATAGGTAATGGTTGAAGTAACAGAACATACCAGAAATGTTCTACTAGAGGTTGCTAAAACAAAAAAAATCTATGTAGAGGGTAATTTCCTTAAACTTCTTAAAGCTCCTAAAGGCGATAAAGAATTCGAGGAATACCTTAAATTCTGTAAAGAAAAAGATGTCTCCACCCGTAAAAAACGACTAGAAGTAACTAAACAAGTCCAGCAACAAAATAAAGAATTAATTGCTAAACAAGAAGAAAATGATTCTCTTATGGAAGAGCTCCAATCAGCCTTAGAAGAAGCTAAAAACGCTGAATGGGAAGCTGATAAATTAAGACAAGAAGCTGAAAAAGGTAAAGATAAAGCATTAGAAGATTTAGAATTAATGCAGAAAAAAACCCAATTTGAACTTATAGGAAAAATTGTTACTGTAGCTTTGTGGGTAATTTTAGGAGTAGGTGTAATTACTACATTTCTTTTTGCCTTTACCTTGGTTGCTGGAAGAGAGAATCCTATATTGGAGTCTACTTGGTCAAATTTGTTTGGTATACTTCTGACTAACTCTTTTAGTATTATAGGTACTATTATGGGTGTTAAGTATGCCACAGAAAAAAATAAGTAAAAATGCTAAAAAGTATTTGATTTCTTAGATATAGTTATTTATATTTATTAATATGAATAAAAAAATCTTACCTTGGATATTATTAATATGTGCTTTAGGATTATCCACTACTGCTGCTTACTATAGTGTATTAGGACTTTCAGTTGTTTTTAGCGCTGTTGCTTTACCAGTTATTATAATGGGATCTTTTTTAGAATTCTCTAAACTTGTAATTGCAACATATCTTCATAATCAATGGAAAAACACATATATCTTCTTAAAATTATATTTAACAGGAGCCTTAATAGTATTATCTTTAATTACCTCTATAGGAATTTATGGTTTACTAAGTAAAGGATTTACTGAAAATATCGCAAACTTAAACATTAATCAAAGTCTTATAGAAAATATAGAGACTAAAAAGACTAGATTTTTAATCACTAAACAAGAAAAACAAACTGAAAAACTCACCCTAACAGAAGACATTTCAGAACTCCGAAAACAACTCTCTTCAGGAACACGAATAGAATATAAAGACAAAGAAACAGGAGAAATCATCTCAACCACATCCAGTGCGGCTCGTAAAACCTTTGAAACTCAATTAGAACTATCAATTCAATCAAGAGATACGATCTCAAAACAAATAGATATTTTAAATGATAGTATAACTAAACTTGAATTAGAAATTTTAAACTTAGAGTCTACTGAAGAGTTAAATGGAGAATTAGGTGTAGTAAAATATATGAGTGAAATAACAGGTAAACCTCTTAAAACTGTAGCTAATTGGCTTATATTAATATTAATATTTGTTTTTGACCCCTTAGCCATTGCTTTAGTTATAGCAACAAACCAATCATTCAAAAACTTAAAACCTAAATTAGATGCAGATAATGGATCTCTACCATCTCCTCCCTCACCCTCCCCACAAACCCTACTACCCTCCCAACCCATCAAAGATAACGAAATAGATTTTAAAATTGATTCTTTAAAAAAAGAAATCAATAAAATTCAAAACTCTACAGTTTCATCTAAGAAAAAAGGTTTAGCTTTAAATAATCTAAATGAACAGTTAAAAAATTATCAAAATTTAAAAGATAATCAAATAGAATATTAAAAGCTTGGAGATGTAAAAAAGGTTTCGTATATTAATTTTAAAATTAAAGGTTATGTTATATAAAGTCTCAAATCCTGATTATATTAAAAGAAAAATTTCAGAACTTCAACCTCTAAACTATAATAGATTTTTTTGGTGGAGAAGATTTGATAGTCCTAATAAACCTTTACCTAAGGGTGCTTCATTTTTAGATAGAATCAAAAATAAAGAATTTGAATATTCACATTATTATTATCAAGCTCTTTATTGTGAAATAGAAATTAATACTAAATATGAAGAATATAAAAAGGACATACAAAAATTATTAGAAAATAATGGAGTTGATCTACAACGTAGAAAAAGATTATGGGATGATTTTGAAAAAAATGAAGAATCCTTATTAAAAGAACTTAAAGAAAATTTTCTATCTCAATTTGTAATTTCTGAAGAAGAATATGATGATCTTATAATTGGTTTTGATGGTACAATAGAAGAACTATACTATTATGTCCGCAAAACCTTTGACCACTCCCTTAATTCTCGGAAAAAAAGAGGAAGACCTAAAAAAAACTGTATTCTTAAATAAAAGTTATTAAATTAAAATAAAATAAAAGTTATGCGTTTTTACAAATTTTGCAACAAGTCCCTTACATATGATAAGGTGAATATATTACATTTATTAAAAAAATATTATATAGTACTTATATTATCTAATATTATTGTTGGATATTTAAGTATTAAAATATTTCAAATGTTTTTCATCCCTGATATGCCTTTAACAGAGATATCTCAAATAAACCAAAAATATGAAAAAATATTAATAGCTGAAGAAGCAAATAAGTTTACTGAGGATAAATTTATATATAAAATTAAGGAACTTAACATTAAATTTCCTCATATTGCTCTAGCCCAAGCCTATTTAGAATCAGGTCAATTTACTTCTAAAATGTTTTTAGAAAATAATAATATGTTTGGAATGAAGGAAGCTAAATCTCGAATAAACCTTGCTATTGGTACTCAATGTGGACATGCTTATTTTAAATCATGGGAAGATTGTTTATTAGATTATGCTTATTATAGAGCAACATATACTTCACAGTTAAAAACAGAACAACAGTTTTATGAATATTTAAATAATTACTACGCCGAAGACCCCAATTATGGGAATAAATTAAAAAATATCGTTGATAAACATAATCTAAAAAACAAATTCATATAATGAGAAAAGTAATCTGCACAAATAACCAAAACCTCCCTCCAGGAGCCAATATTGTTGAAGGGAAAGAATATGAAGTCGAACATGAATATTTAAATTTATTAGATCAGCGAGTTTACATTATTAAAGGCGCGATAAATGAAGGTACCACAAAATGGGGTATGCGTTGGGTTGGATATGATGCTGTGCGTTTTTCTACTCAAGAAAGATTGGAAGTTAAAGAAAAAGAATATATGTTTGCATTAAATTAATACTATGAAAAAAATAAAAATATCACATGAAGTTCCTTTTTGTCTCTTAGAACAAAGTCTTAAATTCAATGACTACCAATATGCTCTCCCTCATCTACTAGAATCAAACGAGGAATATAGAAACCATTTTCTTAAATGTAAAGAAAACGGTGTGGAGATTTATCTCGACAATAGTCTTCACGAACTAGGATACGCGATGGATGATATCACCTTAATCAAATGGATGAAAATCCTAGAACCATCAACATTTTTTATCCCAGATGTATGGGAGGATAAAGATGCATCTGTTGTCAACGCTAGAAGATGGGTGAATATTGAAGTACCTGAAGGTGTTACTAAATGTGCTGTAGTCCAAGCAAGATCAATTCATGAAGCTATACTTTGTACACAATCCTATAAAGATTTAGGATATAAAAAAATAGCATATTCATATGGAGCTTCATATTATAATAAAATGTGTCCTCACCCAAATAAAGATCTTGGAAAAGCAATTGGTCGTTTCATTGTACTTTCATTTTTATATGAACAAGATATATTAACTAAATTTGATAGAGTTCATCTTTTAGGTACTGCATCTCCTATTGAATTTGGAATGTATAAAAATATAGAATGTATCGAATCGATTGATACTTCAAATCCAATTATGGCTGCAATTGGTGAAATGCCTTATACAAAAATGGGACTACATATGAAACCAATTGCCAATATGAACAAATATCAAGATGTAAGTATTGACTTTGTTAACGAAGATCTTGTAGAATTTAACGTTGAAATGTTTAAAAAAATAAATGGACTCTAATTTGGAATCCCCATCTTTATTTAATATATTAAAAATAAAAATTATGGAAAATAAAATTGAATATTTATCTCTTTATGACTACTTAGGGAAACCTGCAGGCAAGGAATTAGGTGGGGAAGTTGCTCAAGCAGCTTATCAAGGTGGTATTAAACCACAAGAACGTCAAATCTCTAATCCAAAATATACGGGTACTGTACATTTATATCCTAAAGATTTTTTGGATTTTTATTTTGAGAAACCTGAAGAAAATCTTACATTAGGTGATATACAAGATTATGATTTACCTTTTTAAATTTTAAAATATGCCTTATATTAATGTTGATATAGATCTAGACGAAATTTATGATAAAATGTCTAGGTATGATAAAGAAGAAATGGCTGTATGGTTATTAGATGATGGTATTTTAGAAAACCATTTAAAACCTAATATTAGGAAACTAATTAGAGGTAATGAAGAATCTTTTGATGAAGAACAATTCCGAAATAATTTAACTAAATTATGGAATAACTTCTACCAGTTATCCAATGAAGATATAGAGATTATTAAAACAATATCAAATAAATTATGAAAAATAAAAAACATGTAGTGATTTCACTTAGTGGGGGAATGGACTCAAGCACATTATTGCTTAGATGTCTAAAAGAGTATGATAGTGTAACAGCTATTTCATTTGATTATGGACAAAAGCACAGAGTAGAGCTAGAGAGAGCTCAATCATTGATAGATTACTTAAATGATAATGCTGATGAAACAAAATATAAATCTGAAACCTCAGAAGTTATTTTACATCATTTTCCTAAAGTTACTTATCGTCAAATCCAACTAAATGGATTAGTAGATCTACTTGATTCAGCTTTAGTAACAGGAGGAAATGATGTACCTGAAGGACATTATGCTGAGGATAATATGAAAGCAACTGTTGTCCCAAACAGAAACAAAATATTTGCTTCTATTACTCAAGCTGTTGCACTTTCAATAGCAAATAAAACAGGTGAAAATTGTGACATTGCAATGGGTATTCATGCAGGTGATCATAGCATTTATCCTGACTGTAGAGCTGAATTTAGAGATGCAGATGATTATGCTTTTAGAATGGGTAATTGGGATGCTGATAGTGTAGGATATTTTACCCCATATCTTGAAGGTAATAAATTTACCATTTTACAAGATGGAGAAATGCTATGTAAAGAATTAGGATTAGATTTTAATGAAGTATACAAACGTACAAATACAAGTTATAAACCAATCCAAATTATCTCATCTTCAGGTGACAATTGGTATTCAGACTATAAATCAGCATCATCAGTTGAACGTGTAGAAGCCTTTATTAAATTAGGTCGCCCTGATCCTGTACGTTATGCAGATAATACAGGTCCGGTAACATGGGAATATGTAGTAAATGAAGTAACAAAAGTTTTAGAAACATATAATCAATAATATGAGTAGATATATTAGCACAAAACTATTTGAAAATTATTCCGTAGCGCTTAGACAACATAAAGCCTCACATTCACACTGTGAATTATTGCATGGTTATGCTTTAAAATTTAAAGTATGGTTTTCATCCATTGAACCATTAGAGGAAAACCAATTAGATGATATGAATTGGATCGTTGATTATGGTGGCTTCAAAGACGCACCTAAAGGTAATGGTTTAAAATCTTGGATGAACTATATGTGGGATCACACATTATTAATTGAAAAAGATGATCCATATTTAGATTTATTTGAAACTATGGCAATGGAAGGTATTTGTGCTTTACGTATTATGGATAAAATGGGAGCAGAATCATGTGCAAAATTAGTATATGATAAATTTAATGAAGTTCTATCTAAAACAGATGCGGGTAGATGCAAATGTATCAAAGTAGAATGTTTTGAGAACGATAATAATTCTAGTATATATGAAGAGTAAAGCTAAAAAACATCAATATCTACTAGAAAATGGATGGTGGTGCCACTACAACCCAGACTGTTGGTTTGAAAGTTCTAAAGATAATTTAAGAGTTGAAGGCAGCAATATGGTGGGATTTAGACCTGAAGTTGAGGGAATCACATTAGAAGAAGCATATTTAATATGTTCAAACTTAAAACAATAACAATAATGAAAAGAATAGAAGATTATAATAAAACATTACCTATCGTTGAATTATATAGATGTGTTCAAAGTGAAGGTTCTAGATTCGGTAGACCAACTATAGCAGTTAGAACTACTGGATGCACTCATCGATGCTACTTTGGTGAAGGAGGTTGGTGTGACAGCTGGTATACAAGTATCCACCCAGAAAAGGGTACATTCACGTTTAAAGACATTATTAAGATCTATGACGAGAATCCACACATTAAAGAGATGATGTTAACAGGAGGAAGTCCCACAATGCATCCAGCATTAGTAAACGAACTAACACACTTTGCAAATGAGCGAGACATTCTTATCACGATTGAGACAGAAGGTTCACATTTTATTGAAACCGATTATCCTATAGGACTCATCTCGCTTAGCCCTAAGTTTAGTAATAGCGTTCCTAAATTAGGGGTTGCTACACCTCAAGGAAAAGTAGTGGACCAAAAAATAATCGACCAACATAATAAATTTAGATTAAACCCTCATACCTGCAGACAAATGATAGAATCTCACACAGACTATCACTATAAACCAGTTTGGGATGGTACTGAAAAAAATCTAGGTCAGATTGAAGCATTCCGTTTATCATTAGGTATTCCAAAAGATAAAACATATATCATGCCAGCAGGCGATACTCGAGAGGAGTTGATTAAAATGTATCCTATTGTATTTGAAATGTGTGCTGAAAAAGGGTATAATATGACTGGTAGAGACCACATCATTGCATTTGATACTAAAAGAGGAGTTTAATATGTATACAGTCACAACAACATTCGGAGATTACCAAATTAATTATATTATAACAAAATGAAACAATTACTATATTTTAGTGCACCATGGTGTCAACCCTGTAAACAATTTAAACCTGTAATAGAATCTTTACAATCAGAAATATCAATTACTTTTATTGATGTAGAGATTTCTTCACAAACCGCTATACAATATAATGTACGTTCTGTTCCAACCATAATTTTAATTGAAAATGGAATAGAAAAGGGTCGATTAGTTGGTGTAAAATCTGCTCACGAAGTTAGAGATTTATATAACAGATAGTTTGGAGGAACAAAATCTCCTTCATATATTACAATAAAAATAAAAGTTATGGGAAGAGGAAGACCTCCTAAAAAAATCACATCAAACCCCTCATTCGTAAGAACAGGACGTCCTAAAAGTGAAAAAACTGTTATATGTGTTGTTTATAAAAAACCCACAGGTAAAAAATATTATTTAAGCACTTTTACAGATTATGAGATAGATGCTATCATTACTAACCGTAAGCATATTCCTCTTATTCCAAATAATTATGAAATCCTTGATATTGGTATAGGAAAATCTTTTATTGAGGTATATAAAAAACAATATAAAATAAAATAGATGGAAAATAAACGTAGAAAACTACATGAAAATTTAGAAGTAGTGCAAACAGGATTTGCAAATGGAGTAGCACCTGGTTTCCCACTTACCGATAAAGAAAAATTATCAATGATTGATGAAGCAGAAGAAGCATATGGAAAATTTTTAGATGCTCTAAAATGTGATTGGAGAAATGACCCAAACTCTATGGAAACACCTCGTCGTGTAGCTAAAGCCTATGTAAATGATCTCTGGGCAGGCCGTTATAATGCAATGTCCCCAATCACTTCATTCCCTTCAGATGGATATGATGGTATAATTATTGAAAGAAATATTCCACTTACTTCAATGTGTTCTCATCATCATCAAACAATTGGAGGAGTAGTTCATATTGGATATATTGCAGGAATTAAAGGTCAAGTAATTGGTTTGTCTAAATTAAATCGCATTGTAGAATTATTTGGTCGTAGAGGTGCTATTCAAGAGCAACTTACATCAGCAATTCATAATGCTGTAGATAAAATTACTGAAGGTAATTTAGGTGCAATTGTTACTATTGTAGGTACTCATAATTGTGTATCTTGTAGAGGTGTTAAACATCAAGGAGCAGCAATGGTTACTACTAAAGCATCAGGAGCATTTAGAGACGATACAAATAATGCACGTAAAGAATTTTTTGATAGCCTAAAAATTAACAACGGAGGACATAATATCTAAAAAAATGGATTTAACAAAAGAAGAAGTTCTATCTTTAATAGATGCTGAATTACAAGGTAATTTAATGATTTTAATAGATCCTAAACGAAAAGATAGTTTTTCTCAATCTAGAATAAATATTTGGAAAAATACTGTAAAAGAAAGATTATATTATTACTTAATAGAAAATAAATAAAGTTATGGAAAGAAAAATCACAAAACTAAAAAAACAACTCATTAGTGAATACCAGTATGAAAATGCTTCTTTTGCCCGAGATATAGAAAAAGAAGTACCATTTGTAGATGAAGTAGAAGAATTTAACATTACAATGGGTAAGGGTTGGCAGAATAGAACTGAACCAACTATTGATAAAAAAGACGCACAGTTTGTAGTTGATTTCATTCAAGAAGAACTTGATGAGATGAAAGAAGCAATTGAACAAGATGATATTGTTGGTATTCTAGATGCAATTTTAGATATTACATATGTTGGTTTAGGAAATGGCGCTTTGGTCTTTGGCCTCAAAGATAAAATCCTCCCAGGATATGCTGAAGTACAAGCATCCAATATGTCTAAAATTTGTAAAACAGAAGAAGAAGCTCAAGAAACCGTTAAAGTACGAAGTGAAGAGCAAGGTGAATCGTGTCATTATGAAGGTTCTGAAGAAACTGGATATGTTGTCTATAGAACAAGAGATATGAAGGTGATGAAGAGTGTTAACTATTTTAGACCAAATCTAAAGCAGTTTTTTGAATAGAAAGCATTCTCTACATATTTATAATAAAATATCTTAATAAAAAAAAATGAACAAGGAATTTTTACACATGCAAAAACTCGCTGGTATTATCACTGAAGGTGAGTACAAAGAAAAATTACAAACTGTAAGAGAAGCAGAAGGTTTAGATGTAGATGATAACAAGCTTGATAAAATAGAAGATAAAATAAAATCAGAATTAGATAAAAATGAAGATTTGAAAAAATTAGCAATGAAAGCCCTTAAAAGTTTACAAGATGATACTGGTTTATCTTTGAAGGATATGGCAAATAGGAAAAAAGTATCTGATGCATTGACATTGAATGAAATTAGTGGAGACCAAATATCAAAAGCAACATCCGCTTTGTTTACAATGCTTTCTGCTAGTAGTGGATTAGCTGGTGCTGGTATGAAAATTGTTGGTAGTGGACACGCCAATCCAGCCTTAATTATAGCGGCATTAGCAGCTGGTGCTGCTGCATATCTTTGGAATTATAAGAAACTATATCGTAAAAAATAATAAAAAAAAAATGAACAAAGAATTTTTATACATGCAAAAACTCGCTGGTATCATCACAGAAAGTGAGTACAAATCCCAACTAAATGAAAATAAATTTGAAATGGTAGGATCTGATGTTGATGAACTTTTAGATGCTGTTAGTTTAGTTAATGGAAAAAATATAGCTAAACTTAAACCTTCTATTGAAGTTGAATTTGATAACAGTGAATTTGATAACAGTGAATTTATTCAAAAAATTAATTCATTTTTAGAAGAAAATGGATTCCAAATCAAACTGTATAAAATAAATGAAAATAAATTTAAAATGGTAGGATCTGATGTTGATGAACTTTTAGATGCTGTTAGTTTAGTTAATGGAAAAAATATAGCTAAACTTAAACCTTCTATTGAAGTTGAACTTGATAACGAAGTTGAACTTGATAACAGTGAATTTATTCAAAAAATTAATTCATTTTTAGAAGAAAATGGATTCCAAATCAAACTGTATAAAACAAAGTAAGTGGTTTAAGTAAATCCAAAGTTAAAATTAAAAATAAACAAACATAGACAACTTTAATAAAAAAAAATGAACAAAGAATTTTTATACATGCAAAAACTCGCTGGTATTATCACTGAAGGTGAGTATAAGGAAAAATTAAAAGCATTAAGAGAAGATGCTTTAAATGAAAAAGAGGAAACTGTTAAAGCAAAGGTGGAGGATGAGGCTGCAAAAAAGATTGAATCAGACCCATCTTCAAGAAAAGAGGCTGAAAAATCATTGCCTGGATTAGCCAAAAAGCTCAATTTATCAATTGAAGATTTAGCAGATTCTAAAAAAGTTGAAATGGCTTTAATGAAATCTGGAGTTGCAGATGAAATAAATGAAGCCGTTGGCCATACTGATTGGGACCATAGTTCTGAATACGGAGACTCTAATCTAAAGCCATACTGGAAAAAGAAGGCCATTTCGGATAGAGAAGAAGAGAGGGAGAGAAGAGAAAGAGAAAGAAATCGTTCTAGAAACTCATCGAATTATAACAAAGCTCAAGGGATGAAGAGAATAGGCCAAATATTGGGAATAGGTGGATTAACAACTTCAATTGGAGGCTTAGCACTAGGAGCTCTTAGCGTAATAAACCCAGTTGCAGGTTTAGCTGCTTTAATTGCAGGTGCAGCTACAGGTCTTATGGGTGCGTCTAAATACAAAAAAGGCGATGAAATTCAAAATAAAATAAGATTTGGAGAGTCAACAGACGCATCAAACACAAACCTATAATTAAAATCTTTATTTAAAAAATTAAAAAGCTTGTCTTCTGACAGGTTTTTTTTTATCTTTATTAAAAAGGTTATATGTACAAAAAAATACACGCCGAACGGCTAAGTTATAATAAATTCAAAATACACTTGTGGGAAGATAGGGGTTATCAACAAATAGAATGGGTAAACCAAGTCTATAAAGAATGTGATGAATATGATGCTACTCATATGGGCATCAATGGTGAACCCTTAATTAAGGTTAAAAAATGGGATAAAAATGATCCTAAACTCCATTTTCACGATATGAAACCATATCAAAAATTCTTAATAGAAAAGTATGGTATAAACGATGAACCTTCAACAACTCATAGAGAGGTATTTTTCGATATTGAGATTGAAATGGGTGACCAACTTACACCTGAATATATCCGTTCTGCTCCAAAGAAAGTAACTTCTATTGCTTGGTATGATAAACAAGTAGATATGTGGTACATTTTAATTTTAGATCCTAAACGTACTATTAAACACTATCTTGCTAAAAACAAAGAAATTATCCCTGTAGTATCTGAAGAGGAACTTCTAGCAAAATTTCTAGAACGAATCAGAGAAATAGACCCAGATATACTTGTAGGATATAACAGTGACTATTTCGATATTCCCTACCTATATTATAGAATATGTAATGTTTTAGGAGCAGAAATGGCAGGATATCTATCTCCATTAGGACAAGTTATTGAACGTAAAAAATGGGGGACAGATGAATTTTGGAATACTGACCAACCCATAGATATAGTAGGTGTAGAAAGTCTTGACTATATGAGAATGCATAAAAAATATAGTTGGGAGGATGAACCAAGTTGGAAATTAGACTCATTGGGAGAAAAATATGCTGGGTTAAATAAGATAGAATATAATGGTTCACTCGATAGATTATTTGAAGAAGATAAACTTAAGTTTATTCAATACAACTTTCGAGACGTTGAAATTTTAGTTGAATGGGATAAAAAATCTCAATATTTAACTTTAACACGAAACTTAGCTCATAAAGGAAAAACAAGATATAGTGAGGTATATAGTTCATCTGTAATACATGATGGCGCAATTTCTGCATATCTTTTATCTGAAAATATAGTCCCACCATCAAAAGAAAGAAAACCAGTTAAAAAACTAGGATATGCTGGTGGTTATTTATTTTGTCCTAAAGCAGGTATATATAAAAACATGTTTGATGAGGATTTAACTTCACTATATCCTTGTATTATCATGTCTTTAAACATTGGTAAAGAAACATTTGTGGGAAGAATTATAAATGAAATTTTACCCGATGATCTTTATTTTAAACCATATCTAGACTCAGAAACCAACTCCCCTAAACCTGATCGACATAACTATTTAGGTTTAAATGATTTAAAAAATAAAGATCCTGAAGAGGAATTACTTATAGAAAATATTAAGGGTAAACGTACTCAAATAAAAGTAAAAAATCTTATTAACTTAGTTATAGATAATAAATGGTCTTTATCTGCAAATGGAACATTTTTTAGAACTGATAGAAAATCTGTCTTTTCAATTATTCTAGATAAGTGGTTTCAAGAAAGAGTATACTATAAAGGTGAAATGAAAAAATGCTATAAAGCAGGAGATGAAAAAGGTGGAGAAAAATATCACCTACTACAATACACAATGAAAATCCTACTTAACTCTCTATATGGTGCAACAGCATTACCTTCATTTAGATATGCAATGAACAAAGCAATATTAAGCGAAGCTATCACCTTATCAGGATGGCGTATCATTCAGGAAAGTGCTTTAGCAGCCAATAGACATATGAATAAGGTTATGAGAGATGAAGAAGAATTAATTATAGATTAAAAATATAATATTTATAATAAAATAACTTAATAAAAAAAAAATGAAAAAAGAGCTATATAGGATGCAAATGTTGGCTGGTATTATCACAGAAGGTGAATATAAAATTAAGTTGAATGAAGAAATGTTTGGATGGGATGAAGGTGATTTAACAACTGAAGAGTTAGAAAAAGTAAAGTTATTAATGCTTCTAAAACCCTATGAAGACCAAATTAATAGACTAGACACAAATGAAGAACTCCCAGGAACAAATTATTATTTTGACCAAATTGATTTTAATGATCAAGAAATAACTTTTGTTGAGTTAATTGTAGATCCTGAATATGATTGGGAGGATAAAGAAGTGCATACATATGATTTTTTTGATGTAGATGATAAATTTTTAAATCCTTTTTTAGAATGGCTCAGCTCAAAAGGGATAAAAATTAATTCCTAATAACCTCTTAATATAAAAAGCTTGTCTTTCGACAGGCTTTTTTTTATATTTAAAATAAAAAGTTATGTTAAGTAAACAATCTATTAGAGGTAATGTTCAAATATTCATCAACAATGAACTAGCAACAAAAGAACAACTAATCCAACTATCTAAATCTTGGACAGATAATGAAGAAATATTAGTTCGTAAACTTTTAAAACAAGGAGGTAAATTTACAGTTAGAGGTTACCATTATAAAATAATGGTTGAAGAACAAATCCTTAATAGTAGAGGAAATGTTGACTCTGCTATTACACCTCTAAATACTAAAGATGATGATATTGATTTAAATTATTTGAGATAAAATGAAACACCTAGAAGATGTTCCATGGATGATATGTGATGAAGGAGATGAAAACTACTGTAGTTATGTAGATACTGACAGTAATTACTTTCATTCTGAACCTATACTAAGAAAACTCTATCCCAACTGGGATGAATTTCCTGAAGAACAACAAGATGGATTATTAGAGAAAGTAGCTTTATACTATCAAGACCATATTACTTCTTATTACAATACTCTAGCTAAAGAATGTTTTAATGTTTCCAAACATAGACTAGAAATGAAAACCGAATGTGTCATCCGCTCAGCATATTTTAGAAAAACTAGAAGATATGCTCAATGGATTACAAAACAAGAAGGTATTGTAAAAGAAAAATTAGATGTTAAAGGTTTAGAGTTTAAAAAAGCAAACTTTCCTAAAGTATTAGGTAAATTTTTTCATGAAGCTCTTATTGATGTTTTAAAAGGTGCCACACAAAGTGAAATAGATAAACGAGTTAAAGATATGAAAGCTAAAATATTAAAAGGTGAAATATCTTTATCAGAACTTGGTAACCCAACAGGTGTTAAAAAACTAAATTATTATATAGAACGTAAACCTAAAGCAGGAGAAATGTTTACGGTTATGAAAAAAGGCACTCCTGTAAATACTAAAGCCGCTGTAATATATAATGATTTAATAAGATTTTGGGGGTTAAATAAAAAACATTCATATATTGCTCAAGGAGATAAAATAAAATATGTTTACCTTAAACCAAATCCATACCAAGTAGATGCACTTGGTTTTCTAGACTTTGATATTCCTGATAAGGTAAATGAGTTTATGGAAAAATACGCTGATAGAAATAAAATATTTGAATCTATATTATTAAATAAACTAGAGAATTTTTATGATGATTTAGGATGGAGATTAAATTTAAACCCATACATGGATCACTTTTTTAATTTTGAATAAATGATAAACAAACTCACATTAACTTCAATCATCACTAAATATTATTTAGGTGAAAATGAATCTGTAAAATGGTCTACTAAAGACAAAATACTCTCCATTGACTTTGTTTCACCAAACAAAGAAGTTATTGGTAATGTGTCTTGCCCAAACTTCCCCTTAGAGGATAGTGATATAGCAATTTTTGACACTAAAAAACTAAATAACTTAGTAGGCATTACTCTAGGAGATGTTATATTAGAACTAGAAAATAACCATAAAATATACACCAAACTAAAAATATCAGACCAAAATTTTAACCTAACATATGCCTTAGCAGATCTACTCTTAATACCTAAAGTAGCAACTGTAAATGAGCCTGATTGGGATGTTACTTTAACATTTGATACTGAAGAAAACCAAATATTACATTTAATTAAAGCTAAAAGTGCTTTATCCGAAGTAGATAATATGGTAATCTCTATTGATAAAAACCATGACGATGAACTTATATGTAAATTCTCATTTGGAGACGAACATGGTCATAACAACCAGATTACATATAGTATGTATGGAGATATAAACATTCAAGAAATGAAATTACCTTTCAATTCAAACTTATTTAAAACCATACTCCAGGCAAACAAAGATATGACTAAAGGTACAATGTATTTAAGTTCTAAAGGTTTAATGAAGTTAGAATTTAAAACAGAAGATGGAATTGAAAGTAATTATTATATGGTTCGTAAAGAAAGTACAGATTTTTAAAAAACCATATATTTATTAATATAATACTATAAAATGGACAATTTTGATTTAAGAAAATATTTAACTGAAAATGAAGATAAATACATTACTCCAATCTCAAGACAATCACTATCAAAAGTAATACAAGGTGTATTACTACTTCTTACAGATGGAGAACTTGATTCATATATGAATCGTATTAAAGATTTAGTATCTGAAGAAGAATATTTAGATCTTAAAAATAGTATAGAAACTTTACTTACTAAATTCCAAAAATACCAGTAAACCAAATTACTTGGTTTTTTAATATGTATCAATATAACAAGACTTTAGAGCACGTTATATTTTAATGTTTAACCGAGTAGCTTAGGCACTCACAAAAATTTAAGTGATATGAGTACACTACAAGAATTCGACCTCCTATTTAGGAATTTTTTCGATCAAGGGACATATTTTCTCCCACCAAAACAAACTAAATTCCCCCATCCTCTAGACATCTACTCAAACCAAGAAGGGCTATTTTTTGAAATAGCATGTACCGGTCTTGAAAAAAAAGATATTGAGATGAGTATTGAAGGGGATATTTTAAAAATTATCTATAATAAACCTGAAGATGAAAAATGTTGTGATATAAATGATTGTGAATACATTCATAAAGGTATAGCACGACGTTCATTTAATCTAGGTTATAGAATATCTTCTAAATTAGATATTACAAAAACAGATGCTGAAATGAAAAATGGATTACTAAAAATCTTCATCCCATACTCAGAAACATCTAAACCAAAAGTTTTGAAAATTAAGTAAAAAAAAGTGCTCTAAAGCTTGTTTTCTTAAGATAGTTTTCGTATATTATAACATATTTAAAAATAAAAATAAAAGTTCTATGGAAGAAACAAAAAGAAAAGGAAGACCTAAAAAAAAAGATTCCGCCGATTCTATTAACTACTGCATAATTAAAGATCCTCTAATAGAGCCTTTTTATATTAAAAAAGATTCTAGAAATTTTGAAGTTATTGAAGTATCAATATCTACTCGAGGTTTTAAAGGTAAAACAACCCAACCAAAAGAAGTTGAAAAAACTATTGGTTATTATACTAATTTTGGGAATGCCTTAAATTGTGTAGCTAGAAATAAATTTTATCAAAATAAAGGTGAATTCTCTACAATTAAATCCTATATTGATTCCTGGGAAGAGGTTAAGCAAGGAATCCAAACATTAATAAATCAAACAGGAATATGAATTTAAAAGCAAAATTTGATGCGGTTATAGTTAAACCGTTAGAAGATCAAGAAACCACATATGGTTCTATTATTGTACCTGATCTAGATAAAGATCGAAATATCCATGGAGAAGTAATCGCTGTAGGACCAGGTAAACATAGTGTAACCGGTGAATTCTTACCTACAACAACACAAGTTGGAGAAATAGTAATCTTACCTACAATGGGGTTTACTAAATTAGAACATAATGGTGAAGAATATTTTATTGGAGCCGAAAACCAAATATTAGCAGAAGTTATAAAAGAAGAAAAATAAGATGAAAAAACAAATCAAAATAGGCCCTGAAGCCAGAAAAAAGTTAGTAGAAGGAATTGATAAATTAGCAGATGCTGTAGTATCAACTCTTGGACCAAATGGTAGAAATGTTATCTTTTCAGATGGATACACAGTTTCATCTACAAAAGATGGTGTAACTGTTGCTAAACAGATTGAAAGTGTAGAAGATCCATATGAGAATTTAGGTGTTAACATGCTAAAACAAGCAGCAATTAAAACTGCTGATAAAGCAGGTGATGGTACTACTACCTCAACATTACTCGCACGAGAATTAGTAAAAAATGGAGTACAACGATTAAACGATGGTGCAAATGCTGTTGAAATTAAACGTGGAATTGATAGTGCTGTAGAAGAAGTTTTAAGAGAACTTAAATCTAATGTTGAAAGTATTTCTTCCGAATCCCAATTAGAACAAATCGCCACAATCTCTGCAAATAATGATCCAAAAGTAGGTAAACTTATCTCTAGAGCAATCGAAAAAGTAGGAAAAGAAGGAGTAGTCCATATTGAAGAATCTAAAACAGGAGAAACATATCTTGAGGTTGTAGAAGGTCTCCAATTTGACAGAGGATATAAATCACCATATTTTGTTACAAACAACAATACCATGTCAGCAACTTTAAAAGATGCTTATGTGTTAATTGCTGATCACCGTTTTACACAAGTTAAAGAATTGTTGCCTATTTTAGAAGGTGTATCTAACACAAATAAATCTTTACTTATCATTGCTGAAGATATTGACGGGGAAGCACTCGCAACTCTTATTGTAAACAAAATGAGAGGTACTCTTAAAGTAGTAGCTGTAAAAGCTCCTGATTTTGGAGATCGTAGAAAACTTATCTTAGAGGACATTGCTGTATTAACAGGAGGTACAGTATTTGATAAAGATAAAGGAATGAAACTAGATAAATTCAATTGGGAATGGTTTGGATCTGCTCAAACTATTACAGTTACTAAAGAAGATACTACAATTATTGATGGTGGAGGAACAGAAGAAAGTATTCTTCAACGCGCTGAAGAACTTTCAGCTCAAATTGAAAAATCCGAAACACCATTTGAAATGGAAAAATTGCAAGAACGTTTAGCTAAATTTAGTGGTGGAGTTGCAGTTGTTCATGTTGGTGGGTCTACAGAAACAGAAATGAAAGAAACCAAAGACCGTGTAGATGATGCACTTCACGCAACAAAAGCAGCTTTAGAGGAAGGGATTGTGCCTGGTGGTGGAATCGCTTTAATGTATTCTAGAAAAGTTCTTGAGAAATCAATGAAGAACAAAATGAGTGATTCTACAAAATTTGGATATAAATTAGTATATGATGCATGTTCTAAACCATTCCTTCAAATCTTAGCTAATGCTGGATACTCAGAAGCAGATGCTTCTATTATTGCTATGAACGATCTTAAAGGTTGTAAGGATTTTTGGACAGGATATAATATTAAAGAATGCTCAACTGTAAATATGAAACAATCAGGCATTATTGACCCATTCAAAGTAACTAAACAAGCACTTTTAAATGCAGCCTCAATTTCAGGAACAATTTTGTTAACAGAAGTTGCAATTGTAGATGTGCCTGAAGAAAAACAATCACACCCACAAATGGATCCTTCAATGATGGGGATGATGTAGTATGGAAATACAAACAGTAGAACATAATATCCTTATAGCAGAACGTGTTAAAGGAAAAGGTGATACTTGGATTTTAGTAGGGGAGGATATTGAACATCCTTCCCTTACTGAAACTCTTGAAGCATACTTTCAGAAAACAGGTGAAAATATTCATTTTAGATTGGAGCCTTTAAATAGTAAACTTTTTGCTATTAAAGAACATGAAGAAAAGGTAGTAGTTGAACCCCCAAAACGTTTTAA